CACGAGTCATAAGGATGTCCTGTTCGGCGGTGGTCTTACTAACCGTCCGTTCATGAAGAACCTCTTGCCAGTGAACCTCTCGGAACTCCTTAACATCGAACCGTCCAAGGCACCACCCACAACGGAGGCAGAAGTGGATCTAAAGAAGCTGTGCACGCTTCTTGGTCTCGATGCGGCTTCGACCGAAGAGCAAGTACTCGCCAAGCTGGGTGAGATGGCCTCGGGCGTCGTGAAGCTGACCGAAGACAACAAGAAACTGACTGACGAGATTGCAACACTTAAGAAGGATCCAACTGAGGGTCTTGACCCTGAGCTTATGCGGCTAGTTGAGGCGAGTCCTGCGTTTGCAAAGGTCCTCAATGACATGAAGGAAAAGGACCAGAAGCTCACCGAGATGCAAACTGCAATGCGTCTTACTGAGGTGAACTCGCAACTCGCTGAACTTCAGCGTGGTAAGGTATTTGCACTTGCCCCGTCCGTCAAGGATAATGTTCGAGGCATCATGTTGAAGTCGTCTCCTGAAGCCTCTAAGACGCTGTTCGAATTCCTTGCGCAGGTAATGGACGGAACGGCTATGGTCGATCTGTCTGAGCGTGGATACTCTGGTCGTCGTCTTGATGATGTTGATATTACTAAGCGTTTCAACGATATGGTTCAGCAGTACATGGAGAAGAACAAGTCGGACTTCGGTGCAGCTGTTGAGGCTATTGCTCGTGAAAACCCACAGATGTTCAACGACTACCGTGAAGCGTCTTACCAGTTCAAGGCATAAGGGGAGGTGAACTAAATGGCTGGAGCAAACTACGTACTCGACAAGCCATTCGATGTCCTGTCAACCTACAACAGCTCTGCAGCTGCTGGTGTTCTTGCGTATCGTTGCGTTGTACTAACTACTCCTGCAGGCAAGATTGATCTGAATGCTACTGCTACGGTGTTTAGCATTGGCGTTGTTCAGGAAAACGTCGATGCGGTTAAGGTTGCGACTGGTAAAGTCGTAGCTGACGTCCGACTGATGGGTATCACTAAGGTTCGTGTGTCAGATACACCTGGTACGATCTTGCTTGGTTCTAGAGTTGCACCTAGTGGTACTGGTGCTAACGCTGGTGGTGTCAAGCTTGCCGTTACGAGTAACGCTGTGCTCGGTATTGTGGTTGGTCCCGTGCCGATCGGTACACCTGCCGCTGGTGATCTCATCGACGTGATGCTGACGCCTGGCGTTGGCGCAATCCTATCGTAACCTGAAGGGAGTGAAATAAGTGCCAGTTTACAACCCGACAGGTTCCGGTAACGTCCATATTGATCAGATCCTTACGCAGATCAGTCTTGGATGGCCAAACAATGGTCTCGTAGGAGAACAGCTCTTTCCTACCGTGTCTGTCAATAAGCAGTCGGATAAGTACTTCGTCTTCGGTCGTGAAGGTTGGAGTGTTCAGAACGACGTACGTGCACCGGGTACTGAGGCGAATGAGATCCCAGGCATTGCGCTGTCGACCGATACGTACTTTGCGCAGGAGCACTCGCTTCAGATTCCGGTGACGGACGAAGAGCGTTGGAATGCAGATAGTCCCTTGTCCCCGGACCGTGATGGTGCCGAACTCGTGACCTCCAAGATCTGGCTTGGTCGTGAGAAAGCCATGCAGTTGCTTGCGACTACCGCCGCAAACTACTCGTCTGGCAATACGATTACACTGTCAGGTACTTCACAGTTTAATGACTACGTTAACTCGGATCCGATTTCAGTTCTTCGAACGGGTAAGTCTGCTGTTCACGCACGTATCTTCCAAGCACCAAACACAACGGTAATTCCCTATCAGGTCATGACGATCTTGGAAGATCACCCGGACTTTATCGAACGCATTAAGTACTCAGAACGAGGTATTGTCTCTTCGGAGCTTATCTCTGCAGTGCTTGGTATTGATAAGATCATCATTCCAGGTGTCGGTATTGACAGTGCCCTCTTGGGTCAAGCTCCTTCGCTCGGATACCTTTGGGGTAAGGACATCGTTATGGCGTGGGTTCCTCCTCGTCCTGGCTTGAAGGTTCCTGCCTTTGCATATGAGTTTGGTTGGAAAGGTAATCCTGGTGGCTCTCTTCAGTACGTCGATCGTTGGCGTGAAGAGAAGCGCAAGAGCGATTTGGTTCGTGTATGTCGATACTACGACTTGAAGCTGGTAGCCCAGGGTGATCCTGGTACTGCTGATGCTGGTAAGTCTATCGCAGGTTATCTGATCAAGACCGCAGTGGCATAAGGGAGGTGTGATATGGCAGACGATACGACTAAGGCCAAGCAGTACTTTGCATCGAGTAAGATCCTGCATGGTACCGGTAATGGTAATGAAACGGTCTTTGAGCCTGGCGACAAAGTTACTGGCTTGACAAAGGACGAGATGGTCGCGCTTTGGAATGCAGGTGTATTGACTGAGCGTGATCCCAATGCTATGCCTACAGACGACCGCGATGAGAAAATTGCGGCGCTTGAGAAGCAGCTGGCAGATCTTAAGGCTGAACAGGCTAAGGCTGAGTCCGGCGAGCAGGAGGGCGAGAGCCCAGACGCTGATGACAAAAGCGATGAAGTTCCACCGGTGGAAGAGAGCAGTACCAAACCCGTCGTACCTGTAAAGGCAGCTCCTACGAAGGCTACTACTAAGGCAGAGTAATAACAGACGGAGGGTGGGAATATGTCACGCATTACGGTTCAAGAAGCTCAGGCCTGGGCAGAAGGTACGAAGCTGACTATTCCCGCCCTCGATACTAATCTGTTAGACCATCTCGAAGAGGAAGTCTTACGTCCACTCGATAGTGCCTTCGACATTGCGACTTGGGTCGATGCAACAAGTACTCCCAAGCTTGTTCGTACAATCATCTCTAAGCTGTACGTAGCTTGGGCGTACGACAAGACGTACAGTGAGGATATTGAGCAGGGAAACAACTACGCTGATCGCCTGAAGATGAATGCCAATACACTTCTTGCAGGTTTGATCGCAGGTACTATTGAACTTCCAGGTGTACCTGACGTTGCTGGTACACCTGTATTCTATCCTACGGATGCTTCATCGGCTATGGAACCGACGTTTGATGATCCTTCCCTAGGGCCTGCCGCATTCTCGATGGGCCTGCGCTTCTAAAGGAGGATACATGGCCGATCTTCCTCGTGAGCCCCTTATAAACACACCTCTTCGTCTATCGGATATTAAGGCTGCCATCTATGGCAAAGGCGGATTTGGTGGTCTTCGTTTCGATCGTGTGCTATATGCTGGTTGGAGCTTTTCACCTGCTCCCGGCATTGTTGCTAAGGACATCGATCGTCTAGGTCTAGACATTCGTTCTTTCAGGGAACCTTTAGTCAAGGCTATTCGGTTAGTTGTAATGCCGTCAATTCGAAAGAACTTCGAGCGCGGAGGTCGTCCTGAACCTTGGCCTCCGCTTGCGACCTACACAATTTCTGTCCGCGGAAATGCCTGGCCGATCCTAGTTCGTTCAGGAGCACTAAAGCGAGTAGCATCAAGTTTTGCTATCTGGACTATAGGTGAAACATCGGCATCTATTAGGTCACTGCCTTCTAAAGTATGGTATGGTAACCTACACCAGGAAGGCTATGGTAGTATTGGACAGATTGCACGAAAGCAACTTGGTCCAAGAGCTGCCAAGCAGGACGTTGAAGCCCGAATGATTGAGCTGTTCATGGGAGCTACACCTGCCCGTCAACAGTCCAAGATCGTAATCCCACAGCGCGAGTTTGCATTGTTCCAGGTAGAAGACATCGAGAAGATCCAGGAGATCTTTATCGACTGGGTTGAAGATCGTGCCGATAGAGTCGGTAGGAGTTGGAACATGCGATGACATATCCTTATCCTGCAGATCCGACAGTTATTACACAGTTGTTGGTTGACAAGATAGAAGCAGCCAAAGCAACTTTCCGCATACCTGTAATAGATGTATACTATGGCGATCAAGATATGTTTCCTCATACGCCGTCGGTGTGCGTTGAGACAGGAGACAAAACACGTACTCTCGAAGGTGCTCCAAATATGACGCTAAACGAATTCGAGATTTACGTTTTGATCTACCACAATAAGGTCCAAGATAATCAGAGTACACGTAAAGAAACAGATCAGATTGCGTACGACATAGAACAACTTGTCCATCAAGACTTGCAACTAAGAAATGGCGGACTAACGCCAAATGTGATCCATGGATTCATTCGTTCTCATGAGTCAGGTTATACGTTCAAAAAAGATACGTTGTACAGGTCAGCAAGGTTGACCTACTACGGTAAGAACAAAACGTCGCTGCCGACAGCATAAGGAGTGCCATGACAGCAGTGAGGGTACAGATCGAGGTGACGTCACAGCACCCTTGTCAGATTCCGGTGGTTGGAACGTTTGAAGCCGGAGAAACGAAGATCATTGACGATGTGACACTTCAACTGTTCGAAATGAACTACGGGTATAAGTTGGGTGCAGGACGGTTTGCTAGTTGGGTCGACTGTACTGCTCGTCTAATCTACCCCGAAGTCGAGGTTGTACCCGAAGAGACTGAGGAGGTCTGATGCCACAAGGAATTGGCGCTAGTGGACAGATGGGCATTGCCGCCGAAGTTCTACTTCCACCGGTTGCAACATCGGCTACGCCCGTAGCAGGTGGTGCTCTTACTGCTGGTACGTACAAGTACTATATCACGGCAATTAATTCATTCGGCGAAACGATCGTCAGCAACGAGCTTACTGGTACAACGTCAGCTGGTAACCTCACTATCACGTTGCTCTGGGCTGCTGTAACAGGCGCTACTGGGTACAAGATTTACAGAACAGCATCAGGTGGTGCTACTGGTACCGAGCTTTTACTTACCACTGTAGGCCTTGTAACAACGTACAACGATGCAGCAGTCGGAGCTCCAACAGGATCCTTCCCACTAGTTAATACTGCATCCAACGGTGGCGTGTACGTCGCACCGAATAAGTTCTTCCCTATCGTGAGTGAGTCGCTCAAGTTCCAACAAACTACAACTTGGCGTCGGCCAATACGGAAGTCAGCTGACATCATTGGTGCTGTCGCTGGCGATGTACATATTGAGGGCGATATCGAGATGGAGGCACTGGAGGATGTTGTCATCCACTTCCTCTACGCATCTCGTACAGCCATTGTCAAGTCAGGTACGTCTAACTATACGTACACAGTCACGCCTACGGCTGCAGCACTCCCACAGAGGACACTGAGCATTACTGTTGAACGTAACGGTGCTATATTCGGTTTCGTCGGATGTGTAGTAGGCAGCTTCAAGTTTACTGTAACTGATGGCATGCTAATGTTCACGGCTAGTATCGTTGGTCGCGACGAAGCAAGTCAGGCACTTCCCGTACCTTCATTCACAACTACAGTTCCGTTCGGCGCTGGACAGTACAGCATCGAGATTCCAACTGCGACAGCTGTGTTTGATGTTGACACATTCGAGTGGACTTGTGAAGACAATGCAACTCCACAGTTCCGTTTGAAGAATACAGGACGTGGGGCCCAGTTCATTAACTTCGGTGAACGTACAATGGGCTTAACGTGTGAGCGTGACTTTATCGATCGAACTGACTTCGATGCCTTCAAAGCTTTAACGTCCCAGACGATTACAATCACGGCGAGTAAAGGTGTGAACAATATAATCACCTTGCTCACAGCAGTATCTGTTAAAGATACGTACGAGCTAGGCCTGAGCGGTCAGGGTGATTTAATCCGTGGAAGTATTGCTTATCAGATTCCAATCGATGGATCTGGTAACTCGTTTAACATTACAGTCAAGACTCAGGAGAATGTTACCTAAAGGTGTTACATGCCCGATCAGTCGCCGAAGCCAGGGTTGGGAGTGGACTCCGCCGGAGGACCGGTGATCGACCCTACCCAAAATGTTCTCGATCTGGTAGAAGCGGCAATTCGACGTCAAGACGACTTAAGAGATTCAGATCGACGGCTAGCTGAAGTCGAACGTCAACACGCCAAGGAAATAGCTGATCTTCGAGCTGTACATGCACGAGAGCTACGCGAACAAGAGGCAGAGCGTATCAACGCTATTAGAACAGTAGACGTTAACGCCGTGCAGCGTGCAGCAGAAGTGTCTGCTGCACAAGCCCAGACACTAGCAGCTCAGGTGACACAATCAGCTGAGGCTCTTCGAACGCAGGTGCAAGCAGCTGCGACAGCATCTAACATTGCACTTGCAGCTGCATTGGATCCAATCCAAAAAGCAATTGACGATCTCCGTCGAGCACAATACGAAGCGCAAGGAAAGCAAGGCCAACAAGGTGAGTCCCGACTTAACCTAGGCGCCGTCTTTGGAGGCATTGCCGTACTAGTATCGATAATCATTTTGGTTATGACATTGTTTAGATAGATTCGGAAGTTAAAACAAGCCGCTCTGTGGGATTGCAATAGCATGAACCGGGTGAGCACGTCAATCGGAGGGTGATATGGCAAGGGCAACGGTATCCAAGCTTACTGAAACGAAGAAACTAACGACACTTCCTCCAACAGAAGAGGATCCTGAAGGTGGTTGGGTTGAACTTCGTCGTCTTGCTTATGGTGAGAAGCTGACGAAGGATGCGGAAGCGATGAAGATGCGCTTCGCGATGGATGGATCTACTACTCAAAAGGGAGTAGATGCCGAGGTCTCACTGATTAATGAGTTTGTCACTCTAGCTGAGTTTGCCAAGTGCATTGTCAGCCACAACTTGACGAACGATAAAGATGTTCCGTTGGACTTTAAGAAGCCAGCGGATGTTCGTAGTCTCGATCCTCGTGTTGGTGATGAGATCTCTACCCTAATTGGTGAGATGAACGACTTTGAGCGTGAGTCTAAGACGTCGCTTGTGGATGAAACGGGAAAATAATCCGACCTGATCTAATCTTTCGCATTCGGTCAGCAATCATAATGAATAGGCAACCGGATGAAGAAGTAAATCAGATCATTAGTTTGGTTAGGATGTGTCAAACCTTGAACGTCCTACCGCAAGCTGGAGGTCTTTTAGATCAGGATGCGTACTTCATTTACTTGCTTCAACAAGTGTTATTGGCAGACCAGGAACGTCAGGCACTTGACAAGGCGAGACAGAAGGCGGCTTAGATGGCACTCGCGACTCGAAACCTTTATTTGGTTCTAAAGGCGCGTGACGAAGCGTCACGGGTCATTAGAGGTTTCGGTCGCGAGCTTACTCGTGCTGGTCGTTTAGCGCAGGCAGAGAGCTTACGAAATCGTGCTGGGTTAGCTGCAGAGAGGGCTGCATACCTAGCAGCATCTGGAGCCTCCCAACACGATATCGACCAACAAAACCTTTTGGCAAGGACTCTTAGGCGTCAAGCACAAGAGCTTGAACGTGCTCATAGAAATGCGATTCGTTTCTCTAATGCCTTGCACACAGTTGGTGCTACTCTTGTCACTGTTGGTTCGGGTATGGCTATTGGTGGTGCTGTTGGGTTAGCATTCTTGGTTTCGTCTGTTGGCGTAGCTAAGGAGTATGCTCGACAAGTATCACTGACTGCTACCCAGGTTGATAACTTTAAGGCTAGTCTCGAAGAGATAGGTGCCGTTGGTCTACGTGTTGCTAAGACTATAGCCATACCTTTTGAAGATATTCAACCTGCTTTGTATGACATTTTGTCTTCTACGAATGCTAACTTGCAGCAGGCTGAGATTCTTCTTGCAGGCTTTGCTAAGACCGCAGTAGCTGGCCAAGTTTCTATTCAAGATGCAGCTCGTGGCACAATTCCCATTCTTAATGCGTTCAACATTCCGCTTGAGCAAGTCAATAGGATTTTGGATATTCAGTTCCAGCTTGTTCGTAAGGGTGTTGGTACTTACGCTGACTTCTCAGCTGTTTTTGGTCGAGTTGTTCCATCAGCGACTCGTGCTGGACAAAGCTTTGAGACTGTCGCGGCTATGCTTGCGTACTTAACTCGTAATGGTCTTAGTGCTGCAATGGCTTCATCTTCAGCAGCTCGCGCCTTGGATGCAATGTCTAATCCGACAGCAACCAAGAACATGGAAGCGCTAGGCATTAAGGTTAGAGACGTTGCAGGTAACTTCCTTCCGTTGGAAGAGTCACTTAAGAACTTGCAGAAGTACTTGATGGCGCTTCCTAACTCAAAGCGCATCGCAGCGTTGGTAGACATCTTTAAGGGTGCTGGCGGTACTATTCAAGCTCGACGGTTCCTGGATCAGATCCTTTTGAAGCCGGGTGAACTAAATGAGTATATCGGCTTCCTAGGTGACATGCAGAACGCTAATGGAACGTTCGAAGCAGCTTATTCACAGATGTCAAATACGGTTGCAGCTCAAACAACTTTGATGCGCAACAAGTGGAAGGTGCTTCAAGAGGCAGTGGGCCGTGCAGTCACTCCTGCATTTGTCGTTCTACTGACTTGGGTAAATAAGATCCTTGATGCGTTCAATAACTTGAGTCCAGCTACACAACGAATAATTGCAATTGGAATTTTGCTCGCAAGTATGTTTGGTGTTATTGCTGGCGGTATCCTTGTTGTAGTAGGCCTTCTTGCAAGTGTGGTAGCAGCTGTCGTTGCAGCAGGTGCTTCCTTCTTCTACTTGCTTGGCGGCGTCATTGCACTGATTGGTGGTTTGTCAACACTTGCTGTAGCGTTTGGGGTTGCTTGGAATAAGAGTTCCTCATTCCGTAACCTAATTGGTCAGATGCAAGATGCCCTTAGGAAGTTCTGGCAAGAGACAGTTATACCAACTGCGATAGGAATCAAACAAGCTTGGGATCAGTATATAGCTCCTGCGCTTTCTAAACTTGCTGCCGTACTAGAGAACGACGTAATTCCTGCTGTTGCAAAAGTCCACTCGACGTTTACAAACGACTTACTACCAGCTCTTAAGGAGATAGGTAACTTCCTTAAGGGTACGTTCGGAGAAGTCTTCAAGTTCATTGGTCGAGTTATTACAACTTTGGTAGTTCCAGCCATTCAATACTTGTCAAAGCTTTATGCTGATCATAAACAAACCATTGATCAGCTTATTGGGGTTTTGGTATGGCTTAGTAAGTGGTTCTTGAAGATTGCTATTGTGGTTGGAGTAATTCTTCTTGCAGCATTTGTCGGCCCAATTATTGCTGCTGTTGTAGCCTTTATCGCTGTCATTGCAGCTACGATTGCCATCATCGTAGCAATCATTGAGGGCATCAAAGCTTTGGTTAGATGGGTTGGAACTGAGGTTCCTAAGGCTTGGAACTGGCTAGTCGAAAAGACGAAGAAGGTTTGGAATGCTATTGCAGGGTTCTTCGTAGGCTTGTGGGATGGAATTGTTGGCTTCTTCGTTGGTGCTTGGGATAAGATTGTAGCCAAGTTCAATACGGTAATGGCCTTCTTGACAGGACTTTGGAATTACTTCTGGACTACAAGCATAGGTGGTCTTGTCAAAGCTGTTTTCGGACTTATCGTTGCGATTATTGAATTGGCTATTGCAGCTATTCAACTTGTTATATTAGTGGGCTTGAAGATAATAGTTGACGCTTGGAACTTTACCTGGAACTCCGTAAAGAATGGCGCTCTTATTGTATGGGGATGGATATTCCCGTTCCTGAAAGATACCTGGGAAAAAGTTTTAGCAGGTGCTAAGATAATTTGGGGTCTGATCAGTACATTCTTTATGGCTCATTTCAATAATACGAAGGCCCTTGTTATTGGTGTATGGAATACGATTAAGGACATAGTTACAGGTACTTGGAATGGCATTAAGGGTGGTGCCATATTTATTTGGAATCAAATCTACGATGCTGTAGCAGGTCCTACAATAAGGGCTAAGGACAAAGTCGTAAGTGTATGGAATGAGGTTAAGGCCTTTTTCTCGGATACTGGTTCCTGGCTATTCAATGCAGGCAAGAATCTTATCCAAGGATTAATTGATGGCATAACCAGTATGATCAACAAGGTGACTGAAAAGGTCGAAGAGATCACTAAGAAGATCAAGGACTTCTTCCCACATTCACCTGCAAAGGTTGGTCCTCTGTCAGGTCGTGGTGGTATGTTCTATGCAGGACAGAACATTGTGAAGCAGCTCAATTCGGGTATGGCTTCACAACAAGCCATGCTTAGTGCAAGCTTAGCTTCTACTGCAGCGAGTGCCGGTTCTTCTAGTTCCTCTATGCTTCAATCTCCAATGATGCAACGAGGAGATGTAACACAGATATTCCATATCAATACCCAGGAGATCAATCCTAGAAGGCATTCTGCAGAGCTAGGCTTCTTGTTGGAGGGGAGGTCGTAATGGCACTCGACGACTACACTTGGCAGCTTAATGGTGGTGTGCTTATCAATGATAGTACTGTCGGCCTTCCATTCGTAGACGTAGATAAAGTGTCTGGATTAGACTCTGCACCGTATAGAGAAACGATTCGAGACCATGAAGGTACTGATGGTGGATTCATCGATGCTGAGTTCGAGCAAGGTCGTGAGCTCTCTATCGAAGGAACTGTCTACGCTGATGTAGGCACGATCGAATTCTATATGGATTCGCTTAAGGCAAACTATGCACCTGTGACATCACCTATTCCACTAGTGATGAAAGCTCCAGGTGTAAACGAGCGAGTCGTTTTTGTCAAGCCTCGAGGTGTTCGATATAGTTGGGATGCTGCTCGTAGAACTGGTATGAGCCCCATACAGTTTTTAATGTATGCTGAGGATCCCAGAATATACGATAACGTTCTAAATAACCAAGTCATTCCGTTTGGTGGTACAGCTACTACTGGGTTCGGATTTAACTTCGGGTTTAACTTTGGCTTTGGTGTAACTGTTCCTCCAGATGGTCAATTCGTTATTAATACAGGCAATCGTCCGGCTCCAGCAATTCTCACTATCACTGGGCCTGTAGTCGATCCTCGCATCATAAATGATACTGACAGTAAGACTCTAAACTTTGTCATTACGTTGAGTGCGCTAGATACTTTGACAATAGACTTGGCTAATAGGACTGTTTTGCTTAATGGTTCAACCAATAGGCGAAATACCTTGCAGACATCTGATTGGTTCTTGTTTGGTATAGGAAGTACGTTCATTAGGTTTGGTGGTGCTAGTGGAACAGGCACACTAACCGTTAGCTGGCGAAGCGCTTGGAGATAAAATGGCAGTAATCAATCCTCCTGGCTGGTTGCAAAATGCTGGAGCTACTCATACAGCTGAGCAAATGCGTAACTGGGTGAGTATGCTATCTAGTGCCCCGGTTGGTGCGACCTCTCTTGTAGCAGCAGGCGGTGTACAACCATACTTAGCTAATACACTGCAAGTTACTCAAACAGGTTCACCATCAATGGCAGTCATTATCAAGTCAGGCGTAGTAATCATTCCCGGATCTGAAGGTTCAAAACAGGGTGCCTACTTTGCTTTGAACGATGCGGACTTGACGGTTTCTGTTACTGCTGCACATGCTACACTAGCTCGTATTGATAGCGTAGCCTTTAAGGTTGAGGATAGTCAGTATTCAGGAGCAAACAATACTAGTTCACTTGTAGTTATTGCAGGTACTCCTGCAGGCTCACCTGTAGCACCAACACTTCCAAACAACTGTATTGAATTAGCACAGATTGCTGTAGCGGCACTAGCTACAACAATTACCAATGCTAATATTACTGACAAGCGTAAGTACTATGCAGGTGTCGGTGGCCTCATTAAGTGTACTAGTACGACTAGACCTTCTTTTCCCAAGGAAGGTATGTCGATCTACGAAACTGATACAAGTTCGATCTATGCGTACAATGGATCGGTATGGAACCTCATTTGGACCATGTCCGCATGGACAACATATGCTGTTGTATGGGCTGGAGCTGGTACAGCTGTCGTTCTGGGCAATGGTACCTTAGTAGGTAAGTATCGACAAGAAGGTAAGAAGGTCACTGTCCGTATTATTCTTACGGCGGGTACGACAACGACATTCGGGAACTCATTCTTTACCTTTACACTTCCTGTTGCATCTGTTGCAGACAAGCAGTGCGGTGTTGCAATCTTTCAAGACTCAGGTGTCTTAGACAGAATTGGTGCAGTATATACTTTATCGACAACAACAATCACGCTTGTAACATCAGCAGGTGGCGTCGCCACTAACACTGCACCTCACACATGGGGTAATACAGACGTTATGATCATCCAAATAACGTACGAAGCAGCTTAAGGAGGATGATAACATGACAATTGGCGTATGGGTAGGACCGCCACGTTCATATTCGGAAGGACGAACTCGACCTCCTCAGTATGTAGTAATTCACTACACAGCAGGTAGTGAAGGTCCAAACTCGGCTGAAGCTGGCGTGGCTTACGACAAGATTCGTACAGATGGCACGTCATGCCACGCTTTTGCTGATAGTAATGGTGTACTGGTTGAGGTTCGTGATGAGGATCGTTCACACTCAGCTCGAATGCACGGCAACGAGATTGGTCTTCAGCTAGAACTTTGTGGTACTGCGCAGACACGGGAGCAATGGTTAGATTCAACTAGTAAGGCTACACTACGTTTTGCAGCCATGTGGGTAGCGGAAAAGTGTAAAGCGTATGGGCTAGCAGTACGTCGACTGTCGATTGCTGAGGTACGTGCAGCCTACTTTGGACCAACTAAGTCCAAAGGTATTTGTGGTCATGGCGATGTAACTATTGCCTATCCAGAAGACCGAGGTGATCATACTGATCCTGGACCGAACTTTCCTTGGGATATCTTCCTTAGTTGGGTATCCGAGGAATTAGCTAAGCTTAACAATCCGAATGGAGAAACTGACATGCCTAAGCTTTTTATCGTTACCGACGAGGTCCCAAAGGATAAAGTATGCATTAGCGATGGCTCGACGAGACGTTGGCTAGAACCTAAAGAAGAACTCGGCAAAGTTATGGCTGCATGGGGACTTAGCTTCCCTAGTGACGCTACTCGTATTACTAGTGTCGAAGCTAACAAGGTATACGGCCCTGACATCGATACGCTACGAGGTAAGGACGGTATAGATGGTGAGGATGGCAAGGACGGTCTGGATGGTGAGGATGGTCTAGGCGTAGGCTCCGTCGTTACTATCACAGGCACGGGAACTATCAGTGATGAGGTTATCGACTAAATGCTAAAACTCGCCGTAGTCGGAGGGTGGAGAAATGACAGACTACAGATACATTTTTGGATCTCTGCGCACTGAGGAAATTATTGCAGAGATACCATTGTACGGAACATATATGGACTTGGAGCTTAACGTTGGTGGACGATTCGATGGATCGTTCAGCCTTGACATGACTGGTATCAGTAATAGGACCTTACTCGATGCTACTATCCCTGGACGTTGTTTCGTTATATGTGAACGTAACGGAATTCCTATTTGGGGCGGCTTCGTTTGGAGTAGGACATATCAGAGTCAGTCTAAAGATGTTCAGCTCTATGCACAGAGCTTTGAGTACTATCCAAGGTATCAATTGATACGATCAGATCTTACCCAGACGGATGAGCAGCTAACTTTGTTCAAGAACCTTTGGACACATATGCAATCTGTCAATGGCCGAAACTTGAATATTAACGTGCCTACTGTCACATTTGCTACTGTTATTACCAAACAGATAGAAGTCGCTACAACGGACTTTAAATTCTACGACGAAGTAATGTCTAGCATCGCCGACTCTGAAGATGGGTTCGACTGGACAATTGATATTACAAAGTCGGATAACTACTACATCAAGACGTTACGAATGGGATACCCGGCTCTTGGGAGCCTAGACCCACAGGGGCTAACATTCGACTATCCAGGTTCGATCCTAAACTATTACGCCACTGAGGGAATGACCGACGCAGGAACGAACGTCTACACTCTTGGTGCTGGTGAAGGATCAGGAATGATCTTTACTCAAGTCATCCATCAAGACTTGATCGATGCTGGATCGCCTCGCTGGGACGTAATAGCTTCACGTAAGGATATTTCTGATCCTTTCACGCTTGACAGCTTTGCTACCATTGAAGCAAAAATTCGTAGGCCGCCAATGTTAGTCATTAAGCCATCAATGAAGTCGAATAGGCAGCCTGAGTTTGGTAGCTTTGGTCTTGGTGATGCTTGCAACTTGAACATTAGAGACCCTCGTTTTCCAGAAGGTTTCATCTTCCCA